GATCTGCTGAGTTTGCTGATCGACGATGCCAAGACCGGAGCTGATCCGAAGGTCAAGCTGATTCTGGACACCGCGCCGGTTGAGCTTGATCCCTTTGACGAGGCGACGATACGACTGGCGAATCCGGCTTACGGGGATTTCCTGAACGGGAATGAAGTCCTCTCGCAGGCTGAATCCGCAAGACGGATGCCGGCCCGCGAGGCGGCTTATCGAAACCTTGTGCTGAACCAGCGAGTCAACATGCACTCGCCGTTCATCGCCAGGGCGGTATGGGATGAGTGTCGGGACGACCCGGACGATGGGGTATTCAAGAACAACCCGGTGTATGCCGGTCTGGACTTGTCAGCGCGGAATGACCTGACTGCGCTGGTGATGGTCGCCAAGGATGGCGCTGGCGTGTGGCACGTCAAGCCGGAGTTCTGGGCACCCGAGATCGGGTTGTCGGATCGGGCGCATCGTGACCGTGCACCGTATGATTTGTGGGCGCGGGACGGGCACATCCACACCACGCCGGGCGCGTCGATCGACTTTTCGTATGTGGCGCAGCGGCTGGCCGAGATCGGCTCCGAGGTGGAGTTGCGGGTGTTGGCGTTTGATCGCTGGCGCATGGACTACCTGGTGGCCGCGATGGTTTCGATGGGACTGGATCACACGGTCGTCCAGAAGCTGGAGCCGGTGGTGCTGCCGCCCGGACTGGTGCTGGTCAAGCACGGGCAGGGTTATCAGGACATGCCGCCGGCCCTTGATGGGCTGGAGGCTGAACTTCTCAACAAACGCATACGGCATGGTTCGCATCCGGTGTTGAACTGGTGCGCGGCCAATGCGGTAGCGGAACGCAATGCGGCGGGGGATAGAAAGTTGGAAAAGAGCAAGTCCACTGGGCGCATTGACGGGATCGTGGCGCTCTGCATGGCAATGCGGGTGGGGTTGACCTACTCAGCGCCGGTAGAGGATTACGTCACCGGCAAGCTGGTTGCGGTATGAAATTCGGGTCGTGGGAGCTGCGGCGCACCGAGACGAAGGGTGCGCAGTTCGAGGACGTGCTGCATCGGCTCATCGCTGCGGCCTCCGGTGGCCTTGGTTCGGTGACGCCGGACAACTGCATGCGGTCGCCTACGGTTCACGCGATTGTGACGGCCATTTCCAGGCGAATTTCGGTGTCGCCGGTCTATGTCTACGAGAAGAAGACGAGCAGGGGCCGAGATAGCAAGGAACGGCTACCGGACCATCCGGTAGCTAGGCTATTGCGAGCGCCGAACTCATGGCAAACAAAGACCGACTATTGGCTTGATGCGTCATCGTGTTTCGTGCGGCACGGGAAGTTTTTCGCCTACAAGAGCCGTGGTTCCACCGGGCCGATTCGTGAGTTGATCCCGCTGCATCCGCAAGCCGTGCAGATTGAACAGGACGATAGCACCTACGCTGTTTCCTACCGGGTGACCACTACTGCTGGTCAGCGTGACGTGCCGGCGTCGAACATGCATTACGTGCGCGGGCCGGCGCGGGATTTCCTGAACGGTGATTCCCCGGTCAAGGACGTGACGTTAGCGATTTCGATGGAGATTGCCGCCGAGGAATTCGGCGCGTCTTTCTTCAGCAACGGCGCATTGCCGCTGATGATGTTCAAGTACATGGCGGGTTCGTCAGGGTTCAAGACTGCTGAGGCCGAGAAGCAATTCATAACTGATTTTCAGTCCGCGCTTGGTGGCAACAAGCGGCATCGCGCCATGTTGTTGCCGCGTGGTGTTGAAGCTGGAGAGCCGGTTGCTATTGAGAACGACAAGGCGCAATTCATCGAGAGCCGCAAGTTTCAGCGCACGGTGATTGCTGGTGCGTTCGGGGTGCCGCCGCATCTGGTCGGTGATCTGGAGCGGGCGACGTTCAACAACGTCGAGCAGCAAGATTCGGATTTCACGTCGAACGTGATCCAGCCGGTGGTGCAGGCGTTCGAGGCGGCGATGGAGCGTGACCTGCTGACCGATGAGGATCGCAGGGGCGGGGTCATCATCCGCTTTAACTTGGACTCGATCTTGCGGGCGGATTTCAAGTCGCGGCAGGAAGGCTCGCGGATTCAGCGCGATGCGGGTGTCATCAGCTCGAACGAATGGCGCGAGCGCGAGGGGATGAATCCTATCGCAGACGGCGATGGCGGGGACGACTACATGAGGCCAGCGAATATGCTGGTGGCGGGAGATCCAATTCCGCAGCAACCAAAAACAAGCACGGACAATAACAATGCAGAGAATGACAGTTCCGCTGGAGATCAAAAGCCTTGAGGCGCGGCAGTTCGAGGGGTACGGCAGCACCTTCGGCAACGTAGATCACGGCGATGACATCGTTATGCCTGGCGCTTTTAAGCGCTCCCTTGCGGAACACCGCAAAAACAATTCCTTGCTTCCTATGCTGTGGATGCACAAGCCCGATCAGGTAGCTGGTAAGTGGCTGGAGATGCGGGAGGATGAGGATGGTTTATTTGTCAAGGGTGTGCTGGCTCCTACGCCACTCGGAGATGAGATTCACACCTTGCTGAAGATGGAGGCCGTGCGCGGTCTCTCTATCGGCTTCAAGACCATCGATCAGGATTTCGACAAGGACGGTCATCGTCTGCTCAAGGAATTGCAACTTTGGGAAACGAGTATCGTTTCCATGCCGATGAACCCCCTGGCCCAGATAGCCCACGTAAAGTCGCGTCTATCGGCCAATGGGGAATACGTACCAACGAAAACAGAACTGGAATACATCCTTCGCAAAGAAGGCTGTAGCAGAAACATCGCGAAACAGCTAGTGCACAAGATTCGCTTATTCGACGAGGACTCAACAGGCGAAATACCTGACGAGTCGCTGCGCAACGCAGAAGACGAAGAACTGGCGAAGGCTTTGCAGGCGGTCGCGGACAACATCATGGCCGACGCAATACGGGCGAAATTCGCCAAGCGCAGCGGCTGATAACAACAAGCCCCTAACGGGCGAGGAAGACAATGAGTAATCCTATTATGGAAGCCGTTGAGAAAATCAACACCGGCTTCGAGGAATTCAAGAAGGTCAACGACCAGAAGTTGGCCGAAGAGGCGGCGGGCAATTTGGCCCGCGCCAAGGAACTGCAGGGCACGCTGGACAAGATCGGCGATGCGCTGACGGCCAGCCAGAAGGAAAAGGCGGTGCAGGAAAAGCGTCTCGCGACGATGAATGAGCGCTTGGAAATTCAGGAAGCGCTGCAGGATCGTCCTGGTAAGTCCGTTCAGGAAAAGGCCAAGGATCAGCATCTGGCTCTGTTCCTGAGGTGGGTCAGGGGTGGCGGAAGGGACGCCACTGTTTATCAGGAGTACAAGGAACTCTCGGCGAAAACGCGAGAGATGAAGGACATCACAATCGGCTCTAACGTGGCCGGTGGATTTGCTGTTCCTGAGCAAATCGGTACGGAGGTGGAAAAACTGATCCTGAAATTCTCTGACATCGTTAGCGAGGTCAAGAATATTCGTGTTGGCACCAGTGACTACAAGGAGCTGGTCTCCATTCACGGCGGGACATCAGGCTGGATCGGTGAGGGTGGAACACACACCGCGACCGGCACGCCGAACCTTCGTGAGCGTGCTCCCACGTGGGGCGTCCTGTATGCCTATCCGCAAGTGTCAGAGGAGTCGCTTGAAGACATTTTCTTCGATGTGACTGGCTGGCTGACGGGCGATATCGCCGACGGCATGGCGGTGGCGTTGTCTCAGGTCATTTTCAACGGGAACGGTTCTACACGCCCGACCGGAATGACCAATGCGACGGCTGTGACCACGGATGACTATGGTTCTCCGATGAGGGCGGCAGCGGCGTATGAGTACCTGCCGATCACGTCACCGTCGTCTCCGTACACCAATTCGGGTGTGACAGCGGACTCGCTGATCGACCTTCAGTATCTTCTGCGGCGTGGGTATCAGAGCAATGCCAAGTTCGCGATGAACTCGGTGACGCTCGGTCATTGTCGCAAGCTGAAGGACACGAACGGTCAGTACCTCTGGCAGCCTTCGCTGCAAGTGGGACAGCCGGACTCGCTGCTTGGCAAGGCGGTGTTCACGTGGGAGGAGTTGGGGAATCCGAAGACAGCAAACGCATTTGCGGTTGCTTACGGGGATTTCCGGCGCGGATATTTGCTGTGCACACGCAGCGAACTCCACGTGATTCCTGACCAGGTAACGAATCCTGGCTACACCCGTTTCATAGTGCGCAGGCGCTATGGCGGATGCCCGCTGAACAACGATGCGGTGAAGCTGCTCAAGGTTGCAGTGAGCTAAATCGTTTTCGTCTAACAACAACAACAAAGACGAGTGGAGGCCGGGGTTAACAGCCCCGGTCTCCTTTTTATGACACTGAAAAGTATTTTTGCACGGGTATTCGGCCAGCGGTGCCGGTGCAAGCGTATTTCGCGTAAACGTCCGGCACCGGAGAATCGTTCGCTTGGCAACGCTCCTGAGAACAAATCCAGAGAAATGGGCTGATAATTCCTGCATTGTCGCCGCATCGGGCCCGTCGTTGACTCCAGATGTGGTGCGTCAATGTCGCATAGCGCGATTAACACGCCGCTGGAAGGTGTTGCTGGTGCAGGATGCGTACCGGGCGATCAAGTATGCCGATGCGCTGTATGGATGCAATCCGTCGTGGTGGCGGCATCACAAGGATTGCGACGGGTTCACGGGTGAGAAGTGGACGACGCATCACAAGGACTGTACCAACAACAAGCTCGATCCTGACCCGGAATTGAAGACCGGGCAATCGTTGGCCGATGCGTTTGGGTTGAACGTGGTCGAGGGCAAGGAAGCGCCGGGATTCTCACTCGATCCTGGAATGATCCACTACGGGTCAAACTCGGGATTCCAGGCGATCAATCTCGCCATCTTGTTCGGCAGCAAGCGGATTGTGCTGGTGGGTTTCGACATGCGCTGTGTGAACGGCAAGGGCCATTTCTTCGGCGACCATCCTGGTAAGGAATTGCGGCAGAACAACGACGACGAATATCGCGGGTTCATCCGGTTTTTTGACACGGCGGCGAAACTGTTGCCACCGGAGATCAGCATCATCAATGCCACGCCGGAAAGTGCGCTAACCAGTTTTCCCAAGGTCGCGCTCGAGGTGGCGCTAGGCGCGCATGGTTCCCCGTCTATTTAGTGGCCGCACGGTGGTTTGTATTGGCACCGGCCCGTCGCTGACGATGGCGCAGGTTGAAACGGCGCGGCGCAAGGGGTTCGTGCTGACCGGTTGCAACAATGTGGCGCTGGACGTGCCGGATCTGGCTGTGTTGTACGGCTGCAATTACGAGTGGTGGGTAGCGTACTGGGAGATCGTCAAGGATCATCCAGCGCAGAAGTGGAGCAGCAACAAGGAAGCGTCAGAACGTTTTGGCGTCAACTGGATTGCCGAAAAGGACGCTTCCGGCCTGTCGTCTGATCCACGGGTGATCCATCACGGCCACGGGTCGGGGTATTCGCTGCTGAATCTGGTCTATCTGATGGGCGCTGATCGCATAGTGCTGTTGGGATACGACCAAAAGTATGACCCCGCATATCACGGGCGTGACAGGATCATCGGGCCGACTCCCAGGCATTATTTCGGTGAGTACCCGCCGCAGTTGCAGCATTGGCCGAGTGTGCATGTGAAACACGGGGTGCATGTTGATCTGGTACGGCGTTATGGTGAAATTGCTATAGCGGGGCCTGTCGAGATCATCAACTGCACGCCGGGTAGTGCGATCGAGTGCTTCCCGATGATGGAGATTGCCGATGTTCCGGGGTGAACAGGTGGCCGTCTGGACTGTTGATCCCAAGCGTGGGGCAGAACTTGGCGCAGCGCGTGGCAAGTTCACGGAACACTTGCTCAGGACGTTTCCTGCGTTGCACATGATCGCGGTGGATCAGTGGATTGTCAGGGAGCGTACTGATAGTCCTGGCTGCGAGACTTATGCCGCATGGGATTTCGTCGGCATGAAGGCCGACTATTTCGCCATCATGAAGCCGTTCGGTGATCGGATCACGACGTTGGAAATGGATACCGTCGAGGCGGCCAGCCGGGTGCCGGATGACAGTCTGGACTTTGTGTTCATTGATGCCGATCACACCTACGAGGGCGTGAGTGAGGATATCGCGGCGTGGCGTGGCAAGATCAGGGCCGGCGGGATTCTGTGCGGCCATGATTACTACGGATCGTGGCCCGGCGTACTCAAGGCGGTGAGTGAAATTGGCTTGCCGGTGGTTCGCGGTGGGGATGTAACGTGGATGGTTCGGATGTGACTGATCTCGGCCCGTTTGCGGGGCGTTCCGCTGAGTTAGAGCTGTACATGCCGCTGGTCGGCAAGTCCATGCTGGAGTTGGGCAATAAGAAGAATGCGCCGCACACGTACAAAGAATTTTTCGTTGCTCGCGGTTTCCGGCACGTCAGTGTTGATCTGAACGGTCAGAATGGTGCGCTGGCGCTGGACTTGATGCAGCCGCTGGCGTTGGGCCAGTTCGACATGATCAGCAATATCGGGACGACGGAACACGTCATGTCGCAAGAGCCGGTGTGGCGCAACATTTGCGAGGCGCTGCACGTTGGCAGTGTGCTGGTTTCCACGACGCCGCAGCCGGGCGACTGGCAGTGGCACGGATTCTGGCATCCTACCGCAGATTTCTACCGTGATCTGGCCGCCCTAAACGGGCTGTCATTGGATCGGCTGTACGTGTGGGGTGCGGAGCCTCGGCGCATGAACTTCGCCCGCCTGACGCGGGTGGAGCGGGTGCCGTTTGTCATGCCAAAGGACAACCTGTTCAGGAATCCGGGTGGCAGCCGATAACCCGTTCGCATATTTCGACCGTGTATATGCGGTTAGTCTGCCAAACGCAGCACGGCGTGAGGCGTTGCGGGTGCAGCTTGCGTCGGTTGGAATAGCCGATGCGCTGTGCGTTCACGCCAAGTTGCCGCCGTATGGGTTCACCATGTCGAACATGGAACGACGCGGATCGGTAGGCAACATGGGCGCGAACCTGAGTCACGTCAAGGCCATCGTTCACGCCATCGCAGACGGCGCACAGCGGCCCTTGTTCCTAGAGGACGACGTGGTATTCCTGCCGGGTGCCGCAGAGCGTCTGACGGCTGCGCTGGCGGTGTTGCCGCCATTCTGGGACGTGCTGTACATGGGCGGGCACCCACGCGGGCCGGTCACGCGCATGGGGCCGATAGTGAAGGTGGGCGAGTTTTCCTTTGCCGAATCCTACGCCATGAGTCGCAAGGCGCTGCTGGCGTTTTTCGACTCGTGGTGTGACCGGATCACGCAGCCCGACGCGATGTACGACTTCCTGTTGGGCAAGTTCGCTGCCGCGAATAACGGCTACTGTGTCTACCCGCTGCTGACCGAGCAGCCGCCCGGTATCAGCCAGATCAGCGGCAAGGCGGACGACAAGCGCGGGCTAGTCAAGCGGGGCTGGCAGGCCAATTGCCAGACCTGATCTACCAGATCGCGTTAGGGGAGACACCGGCCTTTTACGATATCTGCACCGCCTCGGTGGACAGATATTGCAAGCGGCACGGGATAGATCACATCGTCCAGGATAAGCCGATCCTGCGGATCGTGCCGGTCAAGTCCTGTCGCAGCGTGAATGCGTTGCGCTTGGGATACCTGCCGATCTACGAGAAGGAAGCCGCGTTCGCGTATCTTGATCGCTACGAGAAGATAGCGATCATCGATGCCGATGTGTACATCCGCGATTGTGCGCCCAACATCTTCGAGCAGCCAGTAGAAGCATTCGCGGGTGTGCTGGAACGTGACCTGCCGATCACCTCGGGCTATGCGGACAAGATCCGCAAGTACAGTCACGGCCAGTATGACCTGCTGACCGACGTTGACTGGCGGTGGAACGACAACGGCGCGGCGTTCTACAACATGGGCGTCATGTTGCTAGGGCCGCGGTTCCGCGAATACCTGAACGGGGAGACGCCGGAACAGTTCGTGCGCCGGCCAGAGTTCGAGCGGTTCGTGAACGGCGAGGGGCATTACAAGTGGTCGGCAGATCAGACCCTGCTGA